TGGCATCCCGACTGTAGAAGGCTTGTTGGCCGCACCCACGTACCCCGACTGCGGGGACAACTTATCCCCCAGCATGTAGCTTCTGGCGGCTGCTTCGCCTACGGATCCGTTAAATCCTGTCAAAGTGTCGGACAAAACATTTCCCACGCGCCCGGCTATTGGCCCCGCGAGCTTAGCGACAGCCGCAGGGGCCAAAACGCTTGCAGCCTCTGCCGCGCTTCCGACATAATCACCGCGCCCTGCCTTATCCATCGAACGCAGCGTACCAGAGACAGGGCTGACCGCGTCGACAGCCCCCAGTAAGCCCCTGACTTTGTCAGGTACGCCCGTAGGCCCAAGATAATAGTCAGCGGCATCCCCAGCGTCTGTGAGCAATCCTTGTAAGGCTCGCGTGCGGGACTGCCCCGCCTCGCGACCAAAGAAATCCAAGACACCCATTACTTAGAGTGCTTCTTGCCAAGGCACTTACCCTCACGCTTGCACGCTGCGGGGGTCGGGCAACCTTTGATCGGTGTGAACTTCATTGAATTGTTTCCTCAACTTGCGTTACCGTATTGCCTGATATTGCTGTTGCATAAAGGCATTGAAGGGCATTGCCCCACCAGACAAAACAAAATTACGATACATCTCAGCAACCTCTGTCCCAATTAACATTGCAGGGACCGTGCTCATGGCCTGCTCAATCGGTGACGGCGATTGCGGCTGATAGGGGGCAGGCTGCTGCCCGCCAAACATCTCAAGCGGTGACGGCGCTTGCGGCTGATAGGGGGCAGGCTGCATGCCTTGGCGCAGTACCGCAGGGCGTTGGTCTCCGCCTGTAGACAGCTCGCTTGCTGTGCGCACAGGCGCTGAGTTGAAGCCGCTCGCGGCCATAGGCTCGCCGCCTATCTGGTCAGAGCCATAGAACGCCTGCCGAGCAGCGCGGCGCTCTGGGTCTTGCGAGCCGTAGGGAGAGGCAAAGACGTTGCCCAACATAGACAGCAGGCCACCGCCCTCGAACGTGTCGCCACGTTGGCCCATACCGCCGCCGTCAATGCGGTCCAGAAAGTCCAAAAATCGTTTCTCCGCCATCAGGCCACTCCCTTCAAGTTCCGTCGTAGCGGCTTGCCCCACGTTGAGGCCTTACCGCCGAGTGCAGTAGCGGCATCCGAGGCAAGAGTCAGACACACCGCGTCTGCGTAGTCTGGGGAGGACAGTCCGCGCTTGCGCATGTCGTCTTTACCCTCTGCCTTCATCTTGCCGCTACTGGCGAAACTATACCTGATTGACGTCAATTCCGCAATAAGCTGCTCGTTTTTGGGTAGCTTGGCCCCGCGCTGCTCTAGCCACCCACGCATCTTGAACCACAACTCAGCCCGCAAGTTCGTGTACGTGTCGCCCATGCTCGGACTTTCCGCCACGTTAATACCGCGCACCGGGACGTTAAGCTCGCGCAGGCGGTCAACCACGCCACCGCCCATGCCGATCACGTCAACCATGATCTCACGCGGGCGCAGGTGGCTCGGTAGGCCGTCGTACTCAGCCTTAACCCGACCCACCGTCTGCATCAGGTCTAGCCCCTGCCAGCCGTTGACCTCAGTGATCACGTTACCCTGCCGCTTAGCCAGTACCGTCTTGTCCGAGCCAAACCGCGCTACGTCTAACCCCCAGACCGTCTGGGCGTCCTCGTCTAGCTCAATGTCACGCTGTGTAGCCGCTTCCACAAGGTGAAACGGTATGATCGTGTCGTCGTCAGCCAGAGGGAACTCACCAAGCACGCGGATACGAAAGGCGTTGCTCTCCTCCCCATATCGCAGCCGCATCTCGTCAACAAACTCCTCAGACACAAGCGGGCTGTCAACGCAGCTCCATCGCCGCGTCCAATAAGTACCCGACAGACGGGTCTGACTCTCGAAGAACGTCCCGCTCGACCTCGTAGGGTTCGAGAGCAGAATCGTCGTGGCCGCGTGGCCCGACATACTACCCGCAGCCGCCTCGAACACCTTCTCAGGCACACCCGAAGCCTCGTCCACCACCAGCAGCACGTTCTCACTGTGAACACCCGCCAAGGCCTCTGGCGTTTCCGCGCGGCTCGTTCTGGCCGAGAGGAACGCCTCAGACGGCGCAGCCGCTAGCTCAACCCTGTCAGACTTAACCGTCAGCATGGGCTTCAACTGATCAGGCAGCTCGTTGATCCACCGCTTCAGCTCAGCGAACAGCGCGTCAAACAACTGGCCGCTGGTGGGAGCCGTCACCACCACCTTATTCGGAAACCGCAGCAGCACGTACCACAGCATCGCCCAGCTCGCCGACGTAGACTTACCTGTCCCGTGGCCACTGCGCACGCTCATCTTGCGCTCCCCATCCGCAATAGCCTGCAAGAACTCCGCCTGATACGGTAACGGGGTCGCGCCCAGCACCTCACGCACGAACTTAACCGGGTCATCGCGGTACTCTAGGACAAACTCTTCTAGTGGGTTACTCATCCGTCACATCCTCATACGTGGCCTCAACCGCGCGGTCATCCGCGTCAATCGCCGCCAGCTCGCTATTCACCTTGCGTAGCGCATCCAGGTGCATGTCGCCAATGCTGATCGTGACGTTGCTCTGTGGCCGTGTGCCATACTTATTCTGGTTCATGCTACCCGCCATGAACTTGCGAAAGTTCACCTTCTCGCGCGTCGCTGCAATCTCATTGCTGCTGCTGTCGGCGTCTAGGCTGTCAACCATCTCTAAGCCCTGCTCAACCAGCGCGTCAGCCGCTTCCTCACGCGCGCCCTCAAGGGCCGCCTTGTACTCTGGCACGCTGTTGATCGCTCGGCTCACGTAGCTGCGAGTACAGCCGTACTGTCTCGCGATCTCCGCGACAGTGATGCCGCTCGCCACTTGATCAAACAGCCAGTCGGCCCCGCCGCTGTTCGATATGTCTGTCAGTATCCGCTTTCGGAGCGCCTTGCCTGCCATTTTCAATCCTCGCAATTTTTTAAAATTTTATGGTAGGCGGGGTTTTTTAGCAAGGGTGGGGTGTGGGGGGTCAAATCTCGAAGCCGTGTGTGCGTTTTCATATACACATACACGGCCGCCCGCCGACCGAGGGTGGGTGGGGGTCCGAGCCAGATCGCCACCAGGTCGGCACCAGATCGGCGCGAAATGCGCATAATGTGCATTATGTTAACACCAATGAGGCGAGTAGGCATACAACCTGTAGTTAATACGCAGCAATATCAATAGCTTACAGCGTCTGGACTTAACCGGGCGTTTGCACTGGTCTTATAGCGCCAAGCGAATAGCGCTTCGTTTGTGCGCGTATGCACAATCCACCTATACATTTACGCACAGATGTGGCACGCGCGCACGCGCCTATGCCACGCCGTGCGCGTTCCGTGTCACTTTTCTTGCACTTGATGCAATTTAACTGTTGACCATACCGGACCAAGTGTCCTATACATATCTCAAGGGCAATGAAGCCCGCCAAGTAAAGGAACAAACCAATGACAACCTCAAGGGCAATGAAGCCCGCCAAGTAAAGGAACAAACCAATGACAACCAAACTAACCGCTCTCATCAACCGCGCGTCGGTCAGCAACACCACCTTCTTTGCCGCGCAAAAGGGTATATTCTTTGACGATATGGCTGATCTGATCAAGCGCGTTGAGGCTGAGGGTTTCTCCACCCAGCAGAACGACGGAGAGCGTGTTCTGGTTGGTTTCAAGGTTTGGATGACTCGCTACGGCGTCATTACCCCAGTCCGCACAACCAACCTGTGAGCGCACGCGCCGGGCAATGAAGCCCGCTACATCTAGAAGGATAAACCAATGACTAAGACTTTCCCACGTTACGCCTCAGCAGAGTTTCAAATCGGCGTAGGCACTGAAACAATCACGGTGGAGAATGTCCCGTGTGAGTGGAATCCCGCCAAAGGCGATATGGATAGCCAGTGCGTCTTAGCCGTTGCGACGTACATAGGTGAACACAACCTCACGCAAGGCAAGCCTGTGACGCTAATTTGGACTTCGTCAACCCCAGCTTAACCCCTCAGGCGGCGCGAAAGCGCCGCTATCCACCAAAGCAAACAAAGGAACAAACAAATGTCACGTTATAATGAAAACACTGCCAAGGGCCGCATTTTGCGGGAGTTCAACACTGACTTTTTTGACGCGAACCAGCCTGTTCGCCGTTACTTTCGCCTGTGGTTAGACGGCTCTTATCTAGGCGAATCGCACTACCGCACGAACGTCGAGTTCATCAACAGCAACGCGCATGATAGCAAGGCGCTGCGCTCTTTTATCATTCGTGAGTTCTGCCGCTATACTGCGCACGATGCGGATTGTTCGCCTTCTTATGCGCAGCGTGTGCTTGCTCAGAACATTCTGCCCGATGCGCTGGCGTCGCTGACTGATCTTTTGATTGATGATGCCATTGAGTTTTGCGCGTCGGGATTGGTAGCAGCATGAAACAAGCACTCAAAAACATAGCTATTGGCGCGCTCATGGGTGCGCTGATCAGCGCCGCAATCTTTCTCCCCCTCATACTCAACTAAGGAAAAACAAAATGGATCCCAGAGAAAAAATCATCCGCGAAAACTTTGACCACTTGATGCAGACGCGCGCTGGCATGGCAGGCATGACAGAAAAGCAGCTAAGCGCCGTTCAACGCGCAATCAAAGCGATTGATGTAACGTTGGACTATAGCGTAGAGATGTACGACTTGCGTCTGTCGGACTTGGAGCGCCTACACGCCGCGCTGTTTAAGCTTCAGCACAACTTCAGTATAGAGGTGCCCAAATACCAAGCCGAAAACTTCGCTGAATTTGGGTTAGACCACGAACAAAAAAGCGAGTCGAAAACGCTTAGCGTATATCGCGCCGTGCACGAAGCGCTTGATACGCAGTGCGAAGACACAAGCGCTAAGATTCTTTCGAGGTTGCTGGACGAACTGGCCGAGAACTACAAAACAGAGACCGGGCAAACTATAGGCGAGGGCTTAGGCTGGGCTTAGTGCAAAGTCTCCTCGCCTTCCCCTAGCAGCATGGCGAGGACGTGGCACAAGGCAACACCCACTTCGTCCTCGCTATACTCGAAAGGCGCGAAGCTAAGAGCCATCAGGACAATATCGATCAGGCTTTCAACCGTGTCCGCATCCGCGTCGGTTCCATCAACTTCAAACTTCACAAAAAAGGCCCTCGCTTGTTAGAGCGAGGGCTAAGTTCATTGAGGCAATGCAGTAGCATGGCAGCACCTTACTCGTCCGCCAGCTCTGCCGCAAGGGCGATGTACGCCGCGCCGTCAACGTATCCATCTTCCGCGCTGCTATGAACGAGCCGCGCAATCTTTAGCCAAGCCATGCACAGCGACACCTGTTCAGCGCTGACCTGTTTATCCAGAATAACAGACCACCCGGCAGCTATGCGACCGAAGTTTTTCGCTGGTGACCCATACGCAGTCCCGCGCTCTCCATCCGCTGCAATCAACCGCGCAGCCTCATCCAAAATCTTTGCTCTTTTCGTCGTCATGTCGTCATCTCCATTGCTGTTGCCGCACGGTGCGCGGTGCGCGGTGCGCGTTGTTTTCAAGTCGCTCGTTCCCATAAGTTACACTGTAGACTTCCCCAAATACCCTCTTTTAAGTCTACAGTTTTCCCCCATTGAATATTTCCTTTTTATTGATCACCGATCACCTTTACTCTATTTTAATAGAAAAAAAGTAATAAAATAAGGGGTTTAGTAGCGGTGCGCAAACGAGGTGCGCAAAGATTTTATGCACACCTCTTTGCGCACCTCAAACCTAAAACGGCACGTCAGAGAAATCCTCAGTGCCAGCATGCCACTTGCGCACGCTGTCAGCCGCCGCCGTGGCATCGCCTGGCCCGTTTCCTTTGAACCAGACGTAGTGGACCGACCCCCGAACTTTGACGCGCTTTGGCTCAGCCTGCCTATACCCCATCTCCCTCAATATCGACGCCAAGGCGCGCCCGTGCGGAGCGTCTTTCCCGTCCATCGTGATGCAGTTGTTTAGATGTGTGACGTCCAGCACCTCGCGCGAAACAATGGCGCACGCATAATCCTCAATAGCATCTTCAATAGCCTGTCGGTCATCTGATACATTCGCAGACCTCATCTCTTTCAGGCCCGCCGTGACAGGCGCACGCCCATGCGGATCGAACTCAGCCGACGGCTCCCAGTCCAACAGAAAACGCCCAATGGCGTCAGCCCGGCGCTCGGTCTCACGAAACAAGGCATCAAAATACTTGCCAACAGCCTCGCGCCCGCCGTGCTGCTCAAAAAGATCCGCCTGCTCGCGGTGGCGGGTAAAGATCACGCAGTAGCGCCTGTCGTTGTCGGACATAGGCACAGCGTCTTGGTGGTTGGTTGTCATTAAGTAGCTGGCAAAGTTGGGCGCATGGTATCGCGTCGCGCCTTTCGGCTCAACGGCAATGCTATTGTTGGAGATCATCGGCTTGAGCTGATCAAGAACGCGCCACTTGTTGGTGCCGCTGATGCGTATTTCCTCAATGCCAATCAACTGAGAGCCAACGGCCCAGTCGTTGAACGGCCTCTCAATCATGGATGTGTTGATCACGGTGGCGTTGCGCCCTAAGAGTTGCTGGAGGACGTGAAAGAAGTACGTCTTGCCGTTACCCTCAATACCCCAAAGCAACATGCCCCAGCGCACACGGGCACCCGCGTGCTTGTAGACGTAGGACATAAAGTCGATCAGCAAGTTACCCTCGCGCTCATCCTCAATGGTGTTGCGGACGTGCTGGAGGAAGATGTCAACGACAGCCTGCCCATCCTCATCACCCTCAAGTGTATCGCAAGCAGGTATGCCGCTCGGATGGTAGCTGTTAACGTGGCCCTTGCCCTCGGTCTCAAAGAGTTTCGGTTGACCGGGCCAATACATAGAGCGCACCACAGTCGGTATTTGCACCATGTTGAGGGCAAACTCGGCTGCGTCGGTCTCCATAGCCACCACCTCTGGCATACGGTCAAACTTAGCGCGAAACGCCTCACGCCTGATTGCGTAATCCGACACGCTAGTATTGATAAAGACGCAGTCGGCCTCGCCGTAAACCCACCCGCGAAGCCAGTCGGGCGTGTCCATCACCCCGACCTCGCCATCAGCAACGTGAGCGCGCTTGAGAGGCTTGAATGACGTCTTCACCTCGCGCAGCCCCATGCCAGCGCCCTTGGCGTAGACCTCATGCACAGTCTTGGCTAAGAGCGAGCGAATGTCAGGGGAAAGCTGTATTTCAGAGAGCGCCTGCACGCGCTGCTTGAAGGCGGCATAGGTGTCGCGATCCGACACCTGCTCGGCCTCAGATTCCAAAGACATTGCCACAGAGCTATCAGCAGTGACCACAGCGCCCTCGCGCATGCCGCCAGCGGCCTTGATGACCGTGGCCATTGTGATTGGGTTGGAAGATCCGCCGAACGAGCGCCACTTGGTGCGCATCTCTCTGCCGTTAAAGCGATCAGCGTCGAGCTTTGACCACTCAACCCAGCGCTCGAAGCCTTCGTCGGAGCCTTCGAACTGGTGATAGAGCGCCATGCCGACGCGGAACCACTCATCGTAGTCGCATGTCGCCGCCTCGTAAGTGGATAGGATGGCGTCAACCTGATCATGCGATATGTCGAGCGGTTGATTGGCGAGAGCACTGGAGAGGTCGTCAAGGTGATCGACGTCGTTGGCCGACACGATACCGCCCACCACCTCTGGCTGCGCCTCAGAGACAGGCCAAGGCTCGCCACCCTGCGATAAGTGCCAAGGCTCGGTGCCGTTGCGGTGCGAGGCGAGAAACATGATCTGATTGACCGTGTAGCTGCACTTGTCGAGGCCGTCCAATCCAACAGCCTCGCGGATCTCGTCAACGACGCCAGAATACTCGGCAGGCGTGACCGGGCGAGAGAGCGGGACGAAGACGCGAAAGCGTGGCGCGTCAGGCGCGTGACGAAACGTCGTGTACGCAGTGAAAGCGCAATCCAAACCCAAAGCCAAAGCAAGCTCAACGTCGTCCAGATTTGTGCCTTCGGGGAGATCATCATAATCAAGAGACGCCATCGTGCGTGACGCGATGTTCTCGGCGCGACCCACCGTCTCATCCGCACGAATACCGCCGACGATGGCCGCACGCTTGATGCTCTCCTGCTTTGTGTCGTAGCCAACAGACTTGGCTGTCACGCGCGTGAAGTCGTCCCAATCGACTTCCTTTGTCTCCGCGTGCGCGAAGCTCTTGCAATATGTAAACTTAACCATCTGACTGCCCCGCCTCGCTTGGGCGCAGCGCGGCCAACACCTCTGTTAGATCAAACCTAAAATGCCCGCTAGGCAATCGGATTGAGGGGATCGTGCCAGCCTTGGCAAGCTCAATGACTTTGTTCTTGGAAAGACCAAGCTCTTTCGCAAGTGTTGACGACTTCAGCATTAGACGCTCCTTTTCGTATTGTATTGTTGCGGAACGTATAGTATCAAACACCGCATAGCAACAAGGAGAATGCAAAAATGCTAGAAGTTGAAATCGTGAAACTGCGAGAGGCAGTGGAAGCGTTGACCGCCGCACTTGAAAAAAATCCAGTTGCGGCAGCGTCTACCCCTACCGTAAAAGAAGTGCCTAAAAATCAAGATGAACCGCCTAAAAATCAAGATGGCGTGACGATTGAGGCGATAAAAGACGCCGCGCTCAAAGCATCACGCGCTGGCCATAAGGCCGCCATACGCGCCAAGCTGGTCGAGTTGGGTGCGTCTAAACTTCAGGATCTCTCACCAGAACACTCAGTGGTGTTTTACAACTGGCTCAACACTTTGGAGGCAAAATGATGGTTAAGAGCATTGTGGAAATTGATAACGAGGGGGTTTGGCCTACTCATGATTTGTGTTGTCCGAAATGTGGTGGGGCACACCTTCATCATGAGCTGGTGGTTGTTTCACAAAGGTTTGAGGACGAAGACACTTGTCTCCAAGTGTCTGTTGGTAACAGACAATGCAGCGTTTCCGAGGAGGGTAACAACTTAAACCCAAGCAGTCGCCGACACGGGCTATCAATTCGGTTCTGGTGTGAGATTTGCCAAGCAAAGCCTAAACTGTCTATCGCGCAGCACAAAGGCTCAACAGAGATGTACTGGGAAACGGATCAATGACCGCCCACGCGACTTTAGGTGCGTCTAATGCGCACCGCTGGCTGGTCTGTGCTGGCTCTGTTGAGGCTGAGCGCGACATCCCGAACACAACAAGCCCGTTCGCCGCTGAAGGCACTGAGGCACATGAGCTGGCGGAGTTGGCCCTGCAAACAAGTGACGCGGCACTCGACGCCTACGCCAACAGCGAGATGGCAGGATTTGTGCGTGTGTACACAGACTATGTGCGTCAGAGCGCGGTAGGTGCGGACTTGTTTGATATAGAGCAGCGTGTCAGCTACGCAGACTGGGTTGAGGGCGGCTTTGGCACTGCCGACGCCGTGATCGTCAAGGACGGCGTCATCCACGTCTGCGACCTCAAGTACGGCATGGGCGTGCGCGTTGACGCTGAAGAAAACCCACAAGGCATGCTTTACGCTTTGGGTGCTTACGCAGAGAACAGCTATCTCGGTGGCATCCACACCGCCAAGATCAGCATTGTGCAGCCCCGACTTGATCATATTAGCGAGTGGGAAATCAGCATTGAGGCGCTGCTGCGCTGGGCTGAGTGGGCAAAGCAACGCGCCGAGGTGACAGCCAAGCCAGGCGCACCCCGTACCGCTGGCGAAAAGCAATGCCGCTTCTGTCGGGCCAAGGCGTCATGCGAGGCTCTGAGAGACGTGACCGAGGCGGCGGTCATGTCTGAGTTTGACGACTTGGACAACATGCCCAAGGCCAACACGCTGACAGACGAGCAGATGCGCGCGGCGCTAGACGCCAAGCCGCTGATCGAAAGCTGGCTATCGGCAATCGAAAAACTGGCGAAGGGGCGGCTCGAAGAGGGTGGCGGGTTCGCAGGCTACAAGCTGGTTGAAGGGCGCAGCAATCGCCGCTGGGTTAGCGACGAGCAGGCGTCAGAGACACTGATTAACCTTCTCGGAAGCGAAGACGCCTACAGCAAAAAGCTGGTCAGCCCAGCACAAGCAGAAAAGCTATTGGGTAAGAAGCGCGCCTCAGAAATTGTTGACATTGTGGTGAAGTCCAGCGGTGCGCCAACGCTCGCCCCAGAGAGTGATAAGCGGCCCGCTATAAATGTGAGCGCCGAAGACTTTAATGATTGTGCAGAGTAAATATGTTGTGTAACGTGTAAGAACGCTACATTCCGTAGCGCAAAACCCTGAAAGGAAAACTTAAATGTCGAAGATAAAACTCCAAAACGTCCGCCTCTCGTTCCCCAGCTTGTTTCGCAAGGCCGTGTTCTCTGGCCAAGAAACAAAGTACGAAGGCACGTTCCTGATCGACAAGAAGACGCAGGCCGGAAAGATCAAAGAGATCGAAGAGGCTATTGAAGATCTGATCGAAGATAAGCTCAAGGGCGCGAAGCTGAAGGCTGACAAGATTTGTTTTAAAGACGGTGACGACATCGATTATGATGGCTATGCCGGGCATATGTCTTTTAAGGCCAGCAACAACAAGCGCCCGATGGTGCTGGATCGTGACCGCACACCGCTTTCTGAGGACGACAATCGCCCCTATTCTGGCTGTTACGTCAACGCAATCCTTGAGCTTTGGGCGCAAGACAATCAGTATGGCAAGCGGATCAACGCAAACCTGCTCGGCGTTCAGTTCTTTAAAGACGGCCAGCCGTTTGGTGATGGGGTCAGCGCAAACGCCGACGACTTCGACGCCTTCGGTGATGATGACGAAGACGACTTCATGTAAGATTTTTGGGGCGGCTTAGGTCGCCCCTCTTTATATAGCCCTATATGGAGGACACCCCTCATGGCACTGATACTTGATGTCGAATGTTACCGAGATTATTTTTTGATCTGCTTTTTGGATCGATCAAACGGAAAAGTTGCGTCGTTTGATATGTTTGATGGGCAGAGGCTTGCCGTCGCAAAGGTGTCTAACCTTATGCGCAACCACCAGACAATCAGCTTTAACGGCAATCACTACGACCTGCCAATGATTGAGGCTGCGCTGCAAGGGCGCAACTGCGAACAGCTTAAAGCAATAAGCGATGATATTATCACGTCGGGCAAACCCGCGTGGAAAATATGCCGAGAGCAAGACATCAGCATTCCGCAGGCGTGGGATCATATCGACATCATTGACGTCGTCCCCGGCAAAGCCAGCCTGAAAGTTTACGCTGGGCGGCTTGGATACGCAAAGCTGCAAGACCTACCTATTGAGCCGAGTGCCAGCATCAGCGAGGGCGAGCGCGAGCTGCTGAGGAAGTATTGCGTGAACGACTTGCGGGTGACTGACGCGCTTTACTGCGCCGTCGAAAAGCAGGTGAACCTGCGCGTTGAGATGTCGCAGGAGTACGATGTGGATCTACGGTCAAAATCAGACGCGCAGATCGCTGAGACTGTGCTGCGCTCAGAGGTTGAGACCGCCACGAATAAAACACTTCGAGTCCCAAAAGTAAGCGACGACGCCACGTTCAGATACCTTGACCCTGAGATCGTCGAGTTTAAGGGGGATCAACTTCGCGAAGTGATTACCCTGCTAACAGAACATGCGTTTGACTTGTCAGGTAATGGATCAATCCAGATGCCCGACTGGCTCAAAAAAACCAAAATCAAGATCGGTGATGGTGAATACCAGATGGGCGTTGGTGGGCTACATAGCTGCGAGAAAGGTCAGAGCGTATACGCTGGCACGGATCACATCTTAGCTGATTTTGACGTGGCGTCCTACTACCCGTCAATTATTTTGCAGCAAGACATCGCGCCCGACAACATGGGCGACAGCTTCACAAAAGTGTATCAGAGTATTGTTGATCGCCGCATCAAGGCCAAGCGCGCTGGAGATAAGGTGACTGCCGACACGCTGAAGATTGTTGTGAACGGCAGCTTCGGAAAGCTGGGCAGCAAGTACAGTGCGTTGTACGCGCCTAACCTGTTAATACAGACCACCATTACTGGGCAGCTCGCGTTGCTTATGCTGATTGAGCGCGTTGAGGCTGTGGGAGCCAAGGTTGTCAGCGCCAACACGGACGGCATTGTGGTGTTTGCGCATAAGAGTCTTGAGCCTTACTTGGAGCAAGTGATGTTTGATTGGGAGTTGGACACGTCCTATGAGCTAGAGCGCAGCGACTACCGCAGCCTGCATAGCCGCGACGTGAATAACTATATTGCCGTGAAGCACAATGGCGCAACAAAACGCAAGGGTGCCTTTTCGCAGGCTGGCCTGATGAAAAACCCGCAATTCGAGATCGTCTCTGATGCAGTGTCTGAGCATCTGGCGGGTAACGCCGACTTCAAAGACGTGATCCGCAACTGCCGAGACCTTAACAAATTCGTGATGGTGCGGAAGGTCACGGGCGGGGCCGTGTGGCGTGAGCAAAAGCTGGGTAAGGCAGTGCGCTTCTATTACAGCACAGATGTTGGTGTTGATGAGACGATCAACTACGCCAAGAACAGCAACAAAGTCCCGCAAAGCGACGGCGCAAAACCCTGCCTTGATTTGCCCGACGACTTTCCGAGCGACGTGGATTTTGAGCGGTATGTAGGATTGGCGCTGATGGTGTTTAAACAAATTGGAGTGAGCATTGCTTGAGAGAGATGTAGAAAACGCCCTTGTGCGTCGGGTGAAGCGTTTAGGGGGAACGTGCGAAAAGTTTACCTCCCCCTCGGCACGCTCTGTGCCTGACCGCCTGATTACAATGCCCGGTGGCCAGATTATATTCGTTGAGTGCAAGGCACCGGGCAAGAAGCCCACCGATTTGCAAGAGCGCGATCACGCGCGCCGTCGAGCATTGGGTTGTGACGTGCGAGTGATCAGCACAAAGGAAGACGCCGATGCTTTCACGCCATAACCTGCACGCCTACCAGAACAAGGCCGTTGATTTTATTCTGTCCGAAAAGCGCTGCATGCTGGCGCTTGAGATGGGTTTGGGCAAGACCACCTCCACGCTCACGGCTGTCTGCGATATGCTGGATAGCTTTACTGCCAACAAGGTTTTGGTGGTGGCACCGCTGCGCGTTGCCAATAGCGTGTGGGCGCAGGAGACGCGGCTGTGGGAGCATCTCAACCATTTGAGGGTGTCGGTCTGCACTGGCACAGAGAAAGCCCGCAGATCGGCTCTGAGCCTTGACGCTGACATCTATGTGATCAACCGCGAGAACATTCCGTGGCTCGTTGCGAATTACGGCAAGGGCTGGGACTTTGACGTGGTTGTGATTGACGAGAGCAGCAGCTTTAAGAACCCGTCAAGCAAGCGCTTTAAGGCACTGCGCAAGATGCTGCCAAAGATCGAGACTATGGTGTTGCTCACAGGCACGCCCAGCCCGAACGGCCTTCTCGACATGTGGTCGCAGATGTATCTGATTGACTACGGTGAGCGCCTTGGCCGCACGCTGACGGGGTACAAGCAGCGTTTCTTTGAGGCCGATTATTTTGGCCGCAAGTTTGAAATCCGTAGCGGAGCTGCGAGGAAAATACACAGTTTGCTTACAGACAAGATCATCCACATGAGCGCCGAAGACTATTTGGATATGCCCGCCCGAATAGATTTGTCTGTTGAGGTTGATATAGGCAATGCTCTCGTCGGATACCAAGAGTTTGAGCGTACCATGCTGGCCGAGCTTGAGGGTGGGGAAGAGGTTGAGGCTGTGACCGCAGCGGTACTGGCCAACAAGCTCATGCAATACGCGAACGGAGCACTCTACACCGACGATCAGGGGAGTTGGCAAGAGACGCACGCTGCAAAGCTAGACGCCCTTGCCGAGATCGTTGAGGATAACACAGGCGAGAATATGCTGGTGGCTTACAACTATAAGTCTGACTTGGTCCGCCTGCTCAAGCGCTTCCCGCACGCCCGCGTGCTTGATAAGTCACAAGACACGATTGACGCTTGGAACCGTGGCGAAATCCCCATGCTGCTCGCCCACCCAGCCAGTGCCGGGCATGGCCTCAACTTGCAAAAAGGTGGCGCGCTGTGCGTGTGGTTTGGTCTTAACTGGTCTCTGGAGCTTTACCAGCAATTCAACGCACGTCTCCACAGACAAGGACAGACGCGCCCAGTGCGGATCGTGCATATCGTGGCGAGAGACACAATCGACGGAAGGGTGCTATCTGTCCTGCGCGATAAGGACGCCAGCCAATCGTCTTTGCTGAATGCCTTAAAACCAAAATAATTTAAAAAAAGTGACATTGCCCTCTTTACATACAGGTCCGCTGGCCCTATATCTATGTGTATAGGGCAATGAAGCCCGCCAATTAGGAGAATAAAATGACACTTCGCATCACAAAAATCAAATCAACAGAATGGGCTGGCAATGGGTTTGGGGCTGACGCCGCAGAGTGGAGCGTAGTCGGCACAGACATTAACATATGGAAAGGCGCATCACGCTGGACAGCTACAAAAGACGGCAAAACATTTGCACGCGCAGACAGCCGCTCAGACCTTCTCGAAGTGATCGAATATAAATTAGCTAAAGCGCAATAAGGAGAAAACACATGACCAAAGAACAGTTTAAAGATATGCGCAAGTCGCTCTTCTACAGCCAGCAAGCACTGGCCGACGAGTGGGGCATGGGTATACACGGCAGCCGCACGATCAGGCGTTGGGAGACAGGCGAGCGCCCGCTTAACCCTGTCGCGAGCTACGCCCTCACGCTGATGCTTGAGCGCAGTCAATCTTAATTAAATAACGAGGAATAAAACAAGTGACCGATCTCGAACGCATCAAATCTCTCAAAGAGTACATCAAATACAAAGAGCGCGCCATTTCAGGTTACGCCAGCGGGGTGCGGTCAGGAGCTACATCAGCCGACATCGCTATGGATCGCAGCGCACTCGCTCGCGCAGCAATGGAACTGTCCAAGCTGGAGGGCAAGCAATGATGTTCACAACAGCCGCGACGTGTTTGGCGCTCGCAGTATACCATGAATCGCGCGGAGAGGTTAACGACGGTCAGCTTTGGGTAGCGGAGGTCATCATGAACCGCGTCAAGCACCCAGACTACCCTGACACCGTTTGCGGCGTTATCACAGAGCATCGCACGCCAGTCACCAGGCCGCGCGCTTGCCAGTTTAGCTTCTATTGCGATGGGGCCAGCGATAAGCCGCGCGAGGGTGCGGCTTGGGAGAAGGCAAAGCGGATTGCTGAGCAGACATTGGAAGGCACAGTGCTAGGAACGAATGCGACGCACTACCACGCCAAGTCTGTGCGCCCAAGCTGGGCCAAGCGGCTTACGCTGGTCGGTTCAGCGGGTTCGCATATATTCTTCACAGACGGGAAATTGGACAACGAATGATACGCAAAGAACTGCCCCCAGCACAGGCCGCAGAGCTTCGCTTCCTGCGCCAGCAAGCAGACTTCTGGATGGAAGCACAGTTTAAAACCGACGCATCACCCAGCGCTAAGCAAAGATACTGGATGGCGAAGAGTGACCTAACCAAGTTTGTAAGCAACCGACGCAAGGAGGGATACAACATATGAGCGAGAACGTAACGATCAGCAGCCTGTTGAACAGCCTCAACAACGAAACAGCCAACGCTCAGAAGTGGCAGTCTAAAGCAGCGCTGCAAGCAACCGAAATCAAAAGACTAACCGACCAAGTAGAGCGCTTGCGTAAAGACAAGCTCAAACTTCTGGCAGACTTAAAGAAACTAGATGCCAGTGTGCCGCTCATAGACCGCACAGAGGAACTGGAAGCCAAGCTGGCAAGAGCAGAATGTTTGCTTGTTGATGCGATGGTGCAGCTTGAGCACGGCAAGATTAAAACGCGCCGCAATCGCGCATACCTTATCGGGCAGTTTCTTGCAGAACTGAAAGGATCGTGAACAATGATAGAATACACCGTGCAAGTTGACGTGACGCTGACGGCACTACGCGCTGGTATCTAAACGACCAGCTTCACCGAGAAGATGGCCCTGCCGTTGAGTGCTCTAGTGGCTCTAAACGCTGGCATCTAAACGGTAAACTTCACCGAGAAGATGGACCTGCTATTGAGTTGTCTAATGGCTCTAAGTTCTGGTATCTAAACGGGAAGAATCTCACCGAAGAAGAGCATAAGAAAGCTACAGAATCTACCGTAGAAATGACTTTGGAAGACATCTGTAAGGCTCTAGGCAAAAACGTAAAGGTAGTGAAATGAATACCGCGAAATCAAACCTGACCAAGGGCGTATTCAATGGCGACATTGAGCGGCTGAGCTTTGAGGAGCGCTGGGCGGAGATAGAGCCGCTGTACTACCTGACAGGCGATGAGCGCCTCACTCTGACGCAGATTGGCCATAAGCTAGGCATTGGCGCGTCACAGGTGAGCCGTGTGGCTAGGGAGGCGCGGGATCGCGGGCTAGTGGACCGCAGGAACGCAGCGCCACGCAGATCCCCGTACAAGGGCATCAGCTACGGCTCCATGCCAGCAGCCATGTTGCCGACGGCGCAGGCTAACCCTGAGTTTCGCAACTGGGTTATCGTGCAGACGGCAACGTCAGGCGTAACCGTCTGCGAGCTGGCCATCTCGGCCCTTCTGGACACGTACTACGAAGAGACGCAGACAGACTGACGTGTTTCATTATGCGTAACGATTTGGCGCAGCAGTTGGGGGTCGGACACCGCAAGGTCGTCGATCACTGACTGCTCGCCAAACAATATGTCGCTCGACAGATCGCAGTATGTGTCGCCGCTAATTGTTGTCCCGCACCCAGCGACTAGCGCGGGCAGCAATGTCATCGTCAGAAGTATTTTGCAATTCATCTTGAACCTCTTTCGCGGTCAGCAGTTTGTCCAACCGATCATCTTTGATCTCATATTCCAAGTCATCACGCCCATCAGCTCTGCCGCGATAGTAGACCGTGATGACTGCGAGCGCAGCCGCGCCGATCAGCGCAGCGTATAGCTTGAGCTTACCCAATAAGAACATTAGCGGTCTCCTAGTTCCCACTTCTTGAGCCGCTCAAGGTCGATCACGCCCAGTGCCACCATCGCCACCAGAGCGAAGACGCCCATGATCAGCAGCTTTTGCCACTCCAGCCCACCGACAGTAGCAATCGTCGCAGGGCTGGCTAGGGTGGCGAGCTTTGCTACAGTGGAACTGCGGACTGTCTTGGTCTGCGAAATCCGCTTGCGCTCTAGCTTCTTCTCGGTCTCTGCGCTGTTCATCCATGACGTCACCCGAAAGCAAGGACACTGCTTGGCGCTTACCTCATTATGCCCACGCACCCGCTTGATCGCCGGGTACTCCATCCGCAGTTGGGCGATCAGCTTGCGCAACGCTCGGTCCTGTTCTGGCGTGAAATGATCTTCGAACTTATCGTCCTGATTGCCGCCGTGCCCGCCCCACAAAGAGATAGCCACAGAGCCTGTGTTGTGGCCCTTCTGCGCCGCTGGAGTCTTCTCAATAGGGCGACCCTCAGTGATCGTTCCGTCGCGGTCCACGAAGTAATGGTAGCCCACGTCGCTCCAGCCACGCTGAATGTGCCAGCGCTTGCACTCAGCAGCCTTCTCGCTGGAGCGTCGGTCTGCCCACCACTCTGCGCGGGTCGCGGTGCAGTGAACGTATATACTGTCGATGTGTCTCATCACCATTTTCCTTGTGTCTTGCCAAGCCACCAGAACAATAAGCCTAAACCAGCCAAGCCAGCAAGCGTTGCGAGTATGCCTACCGTCCAAGCAAGCAAAGCTTCTTTAATCTCTGCTTGACGATAAGCAGTCTTCTTGCGCTGAGCGCGCACCTTACGAAGCAAATCCTTGTACTCATCCAAGCCCTTTTGACCATGGTAGATGCGAAGGATTGTTTCCAAGTCTTTCTTGAGTTGCGCCGCTTTCTTTTGTGCAGCAAATATCTCAATAGCTTCTGCCTCTGCTGAACCCGTCATGGTTTTCCAGATGGACGGGTTCTTTGCCTTCTCAGCAGCGTAGTTCACATCGCTGATAGCCCCAGCGAACTTGCTTAAAGCAGACGTGGCGTCTCGACCCGCAGCTAGTAGCTGCTTAGCATTGCTTACAGCCGATGCCGCTACTGACAGGGCTGTGATTGGGTCGATCACTTTCTTAATGCCTCTTCAATGCCGTCAAGTTTTTCGAACACACGCTTGAAGTTGTCACGCACTTCCTTGAACTCTCGGTCATGCGCAATCTTGGTGGCCTCGACCTGCGTCTTCAATA